AAATTCATAATTAATTGTGCAAAGACCTTCACGGCCATCGCTGTAGTTGTAACCTGTCTCGTTTCCACGAAACTTCCAGTTGTAACTTGATTCTTTTATTGCAGTTTCAATCGCATCTACTATTGTAGCTCCTTGATTTTAAAGACTTGGCGAATACAAAAATGTCTACTGCATATTGCGCACTTCCATCTTTTGTGATTGGTCCAGTATTGCTTAATTTAAAATTGACAAAAGGGAGTTCTTTTTCTTGTGTGGCTAGATCCCAAAATACATTAGCATCTATCACATCTGTAATTGCTTCCAGACTCATTACTTCATTTACATGTTTTGCTGCCTGTAGTATCATGAGCTTAGTTTATCAATTTTTTCTGAATAAATTTTTGCATTTGCTTTTCGTACTTAGCAGTAGTTGATGAATTACGCTGCGAGACTACTCTATCTCTAGCCTTGTCCACAACTGTGTTTATTTGTTTTCTAGATCCACGTTTGTTAGATCCTATCTCAGTTCCTTTTGCCACAACCATGTGCCGGTAGTAACCGTCCTTTTTTCCTTTGTAGAAGGTCTTATCACTATTTGTGGATTACCACCTACAGCACGAGCCGGTGCGGTTTCTTTTGCCACAGACTTCTTAAGATTACCTGGTGGATAGCTATTTCCAAAACGCTTTGTGGTCCTATTGCTTTGTGGGAGTTCATCCCTATAAGCCCTTACCAATGGTGTCGCTAGTTTTCTTTGTATCTTAAGCACTTCGCGCCTTGTCATTTTATCGTCTAGCTTTTTCAGCTTTCGATTGAGCTCAGAAAATCCTTTTACATCAATGTCCACGTCTTGTGCATTTAAGTTTAAGAAATCTATTTTTTGTTGGCCAGATAATTCTATGGAGTTGATCTGGTAGATCCCATCAAAGTCCTTAACGAAATACTTTTGTCCATTGACAAACAGATCAGAACTAAACCTTACAATGAAGGCCACCACTCCAATTCCAATGACTCTACCATCGTCATCATCTTCACTTCCTGTAAAATCTTCACGCTTTGCATACACCACCTCTTTCACCAACTCATCTTCTTGAGTGGATTCTCCGGTGTCGGTTTTGGTCGCTGTATTTTTGAATAGAGATACTTTTCTATTTAATTGTCCAGCGTGTATGTATGCAGATTTATTCATCAAAATGTTTTTCTGTAAGGTCGCAATACGTTGTGCGCTGCTTGGTTAAATTTAATTGGCATATTTTCCCTGTAGGTGTCGTTGTGAGCGAATAGCAAAAGACAAGCTCTCTTTATGTCCGCAGGAATGTCCGCAACACTATAACCAAGATCTGCAGTGATAAAGATTCTATAGCCAAAAATCTGAAGGGATATCCATGTCTAAGTAGAGGATCTTACTTTCGTAATTCCAATTATTATCTTGGATATCTTTCAGAGTACCATTTTCATCTTCATACTTAAGAGCTGTGATGCCATCTTCTATAATGGGAAATTTAAGTTGAAATCTATCGAACCAACCTTCAACTTTTACGGTAGATCCCCTGTCGTTTTAGCACAGGATATTCCAAATAGTTTTCTATCTCGGTAGTGGCTGAATCTATAAATAATTGTAACAATGCATCTTCATCATCAAAATCTATTTTAGAATTCGCTTTTGCCTGGGCAAGAGTAACTATATTTTCTGTTGCTTCTGGAGCACCGTATCTAAGACTGAAAGTGTTCATAAATTATTTAACTATTTCGCCATCTTTGTTTTTCACTAACTCGTCAGCCTGTTTTTCTTTTAAGACAACAGTCATCCCTTTATGTTGTGGAAGACCGTATTTTCCAGCTGCATTGTGACAAAAGGATCTTCACCTTTTACATCCTTTTTGCTTTTTCTGGCTTTTTAGATTTTGCTTTCTTAGCTTTAGACTTTTCTTGATCTGCAGCTTTTTTGGCCTCACCAGTAGATTGCTCCACCTTTTTCTGTGCTTTTTATTTTCTTCAGACATAATTTTTAAATTTTTAATATTATATCACTCTGAGCCTGAAAGACCCAGAGCAACACAATAAATGATTATATGTTGATAAATTTGTTGGCAGAGAATGCATTTTCCTGAGCTATCTCTACACCTGCGTGAGAGTTAATTACCAATCTAATGGCATTACTCAAAGAAGCAGAATAAGGATCTTCCAATAAAGACACTGCGCCCCATTCTCCAATAAACAATTTACTAAAGTCTCCGTAAATTAAGGCCTCTTTATCTGTAAGTGTAGGCACAAGAGAAGTTGCAGCGGCATTACTACCATTTAACTCATTTCTATTTTCCATAACGAATCGACCAGAACCAGCATCTTTCTTGGTACTCATGAAAGCAGCTCTAAGCTGGGGAGACATTAGGTAAGCTCTAGAAAGTTCAGTTGCATCTTCTGCATCTATTAAGCCCATAAGCTCAGTGACATGCTCCCATTTTGCAGCTTCCGCTTGTGTTACACTAGAAGTTTTCACCCCGGTCTTGTTCAAAATTCCTTCTGGCTCGTTGCCAGATCCAGCTCCGTTGATTGCTGCAGCATTTAGAGAAGTCTCATAAGCTCGCAAAATCAATTTTGTCTTACAAGGCTTTCTACATCTGGACTAGACTGTAGAATAAGTCTTCTAGAAATATCTACTGCGCCACCCAAACGTTCTGGAGAAAGTTCTGGTCCAGTAAAGTTCTTGTCTTGTGGAGTAATAGCAGCATTTTCTGCTAACCATTGCATGGTGTACTTTTGTCCAACAGGAAGGGGAATAGATCCTCCAGTTAAACCGCTTAATCTTGTAGCTCCAAGAGACTCCAAGAAAGTTGCTGGTTGAAAAGGCATTTGCACTCTTGGAGTTTGATCTACAACCAATTGACCTCCCTTTTCACCACTATCACCGGTGACAGATTGAGCCCGTAAAGCAGACATAGGGATGGTAAATCTTGCATTATCTGGAGTTTCTACTCCTGCAGCTCTATTGGCCTCGATTCCAATTTCATTAAGTTCTTTTTCTGCACCTTCCAAAATGCCTTTACTTCTAAAAGCTTTGGTAATGGATGCACGCTCCGTGATTTCACGCTTTTCAGCTTCTTCACCTTTTGGTTTAGCACCACTTTTGCGCTCACCTTTTTGGGCTGCAGTCTCTTTTTTTCGAAGTCTTCAATTTGTCTCTCTTCTGCAATGTCAGCATCTAGTGCCTCGATTTCAGTTTTGGAGAGTTTGCAAATTGGGTTCTTTGTTCATCGGTGAATTTTCCATCGCCTTCTTTTCTGGCCTTGACCAGATCTTCTTGAGCTTTAGTTTTTGAAGCTCTCTCTTGTTGTAACTGTGCAATTTTAAGCATGGGTATTATTTTATTGATTAATAATTGAGCTTCAAAACATCAAATTCTGAAGTTCTTTTCTTCATCTGTATCATCCTCGGTAGAGTCTGCAGATGTATCTGGCTTAAATTCTTTTCGAATCTCATTTAGGTCATTTGTATTTCTAGCCAATGCATCTGGATTGGAGTTAAGAGCAACGATGGACCATTCTTGTAGTCTTTGCTGTGTGAAATACAAAACATCGGGATCTTCATTAAGATCTTCTAGTCCATATCTGCCATCTAAGATTTCAGCACTTATGGAAGCTCCACGAATTATTCTACTCTTAACTTTGTTAAAAAATCTTTTCTGCTAGAGGATTGTTTTCTGCATCTTCAAATCTTACACGCCCTATCACAAAACCATTTTCAATAAAAACTTCTGAAGTACCAATGACACTATCTGCATCCCTATGATTATGATTGTAACACACAATTAGGATTTGTTTGATAGCGATCAAGGAGCCATCCATCACTTTTGAAAACAGTATTATAAGTATCTACTGCTTCGCTAGAAATCACAAAGTCAGCAGTTCTTTCTGCTTCATTGATACTATCCGCACGCACTTGTGCATTTCTTACTTGTATTTTATCCTTTGCTTTCATCAGCTAATAGTTTTTCATTTGTTCTTCATTAAGAAGATTTGACATTTGTAGGAACTGATCGCCATCATCATAAGGATTCATGCTTTCCAATTTTCTTATTTCGTTGGGAGTCATTGCTTTTAGGAACACCATAGACTTGTAGTATTCTGCTCTGCTTTTTGGATCGACTTGCAGTAAGATCTTAAAAGTTTTGATCTATTGCTATCGACTTTTCTTTTTCAGAATTTGTAAAAAGTTTAAAGTCCAATTCTTCCTTAATCTTTTGGGCAATAGGTTTTACAGCAGATTGTAAATAATCTTGCTCCATCTGCACCATGGAATTATAACCGCCCTCACCTTTTATCTCAATTTTGTGATTTGGGATGTGTAACCACCGGGCAATATCTTCTGTACCATTGGCGTAGGTTTCAATAAATTTTGATTCTTCAGGATTAAGACCTATCCTTTATATTGCATCCCTTCATCCAGTACTGCTGCTCTATGCTTATTCATAGTCGTAAGCCTTTTTTCAAAAGCTGTACCTATAGCATCTTTTGCAGGAGCTTTTAGAACTTTATCGGTTTCAATTACCCCATAACTAAGGCCTTGATCTTCTAGAGAGCTAGAGCCAAATTTTTGTGCATTGAGTGTAACACCAAGATTATCTGCTGCAAATTCTAAAACAGATTTACCTAACTTTCCATCAAATGAAAAGCCCGGTATATGCAGTACCTCATAAGATTTGTACATCTTACCTTTGTACTCATAGAACAATTCATTTTCATGATCTATAACCGTTACCAGATTTGAGTCCCAAAAATTTAAAGCTATTTTGTTGCCAGATTCATCGGTCACAATACCAGCAAAAAAATTACCCCTTAATAATACCATTGCAGCTATTTGGTGTTTTAAAACCAAAAGCAGACTGGTGGTAGTTTGGTCTAGTATTAAGTAATTTTTGAACCGGGTGATTCTTAAGGTAGGAAACTGTATCGTCTGTTTTTGAATGACAGCATGTGGTAGTATGGCAATAGAATTGGCAATCATGTCTATTCCACTGTAAAAATGCGGAAAGCGTTAACGAGCTGCCTACATTTACTTTATTCGCAGATTGCGTTAAGCTACCGTAACCAAAACTAGGAAAGCCCTGAAGCAATGTTGGAGAGCTAACTACTGATCTTAACGCATTTTGAAAAACAGACATATTTCTTTTATCTGCTTCAAAAATATGGGAGCTATCTAATTAAAAACTCCAACAATGTTTCCTTTGTTGGAGTTTTTAAAATTGTGCTAACGTTGTATAAAAAACATTAAAACGTTTTTTTATACGGGTGTTATGTGTAATGCTAAGATGCATTCCTTGCTAATAAAGCACCGTCTTTAGTTGTGGCATAAGAAAATAAACCATGTAATTGGTCAAGAGTTAAACCGTTTAAACCAACTGTTCCATATTTCCTTTGATATACCATTATATTATTGTCTTTTCCATTTTAAGTAAGTAATATTTAAACTCTACTTGGCAATTTTTTGTAAAATTTGTTTTCTCTTCCATTTTATAAAGATTTTGGTTTTAAAACCGCACAACATATAACAAAAGTGT